CGGTTGTGAGTGGATGAGAATACCTGCATGAGCGCAGCGCTCCAACAGCCGAACGAGAAAGTCTTCCGCCTTCAGTTACCGCGCAAGCTGAAGTTCTTGTTGGACATGCACAGCTACAAGGTTGCTTACGGCGGCCGTGCTAGTCTCAAGTCAACCTCGTTCGGTGCGTCACTGTTATCGCTCGGCATCGACCAGTCGCTGCGCATCCTGTGTCTTCGTGAGGTGCAGAAGTCGCTGACTGATTCTGTGCATCTGTTGCTTCAGGATCAGATACGCAAACTAGGCTATGGCGATCGATACACCGTCACTGATAATGCTATTCGAGGCACGCGGAACAACACGCTGTTCAGGTTCGCTGGTTTATCGGACCAGACATCTGAATCTATGAAAAGCTACGAGGCTTTTGACATCTTTTGGTTTGAGGAAGCGCAGTCGATTACGCGCAGGAGTTTTCAGATCGCGCTGCCAACGCTGTTCCGCACGAAGGGCGCGGAGGCGTGGGTTAGCTTCAACCCCGATATGGACACGGACGAGGTTTGGGAGAGATTCGTAGTTAATCCGCCGCCTGGCGCGATGGTGGTGGAGATGAACTGGCGCGATGCTGTCGCGTGCGGTTGGATGTCGGAGGAGAACGAGCGTCTACGCCAGTATGACCTGATCTACTCGAAGCATGAGTATGCCAACATCTGGGACGGTCGCCCCCGTACCGTTGTCGCTGGTGCTATCTACGCCGCCGAGGTGGTCGAGATGATCACCGAACGCCGGTTCCGTCCAGTGCCCTATGATCCACGGTTGCCGGTGCATCGCGCGTGGGATCTGGGCTGGAACGACCGGATGGTTGTGGTGATGGTGCAGAAGCCGCATCCATCGGCGCTGAATGTTATCAACTATCTGGAAGAGTCGCATATCACGTATGCCTCCATGATCGCCGCGATGGATCGTCTGGGCTACAAGTGGGGCACGGATTGGCTACCGCATGATGCGGTACAGCATCATCCGACCAGCGGCACGAACGCGAAGAAGGTGCTGGAGGGTTTGGGGTGTCGCGTGCAGCTTATTGGGCGGTCTGACCCGGAGGCGCGCATTAAGGCCGGCAGGATGATGTGGCCCCGGCTTTACATGGATAATTCGAAGCACGACACGCCGACTGACAGGCCCGAGCGGTTGCTGGGCGCTGGGCACTTGATGGACCGGCTGAAGCGTTACAACCGCGTTGTGCCGCGCACGACGGGTGAGCCCGCGTCACCAGCGCACGATGTGCATTCGCATGCTGGCGATGCGTTTGGCGGGCTGGCTGAGATCGTGGATCGGATTAGGAACGAGGGCGATCGGCCGGCGCCCGTGGTGGCGGCGTATGAGAACGCTGATCCGTCAGTGGGGATGCTGGGTTAGTTGCACGTCACGATGCCTCCGATGTTCATGCACGTTGGGCTGCGACGGTACGACTGGCTGCTGAGATAGGCGGACCCGGCCGCGCTCCACTCCGCATCACGCCCGATCCTGGCGTTGTTCACGTAGTTCGACACGCAATAGTCGTGGGCGCGAGCGCTCCGGACGCCGCTACAGGCCGCAGCCGCGTCCTGGGCGTCGCTGGTGGTGTTGCAGGCGGCGAGAGCTAGGACTAGGGCGACGAGAATAAACGGTTTCATCGCAGTTTCCCTATGTTTCGCGACTGATTGAGGGCGGCGTCGTCAAGCGTACGCTCTTTCCATCGGTCAACGATTATCCGCAGCAGATTGGAGACAGTCATGCCCAACTGCTTCGCTTCTATCCTCAGTTCAGCCATCGCTTGATCCGAGAATGTCACTGATTGACGCTCGCTCATGTGGTGCACTTTACACCATATTTTGGACCTACGCCACATAAATGAGCGACACGCTCCCCGATCTGCCAGACGACGTGCGGGACATCATCGAGCCGCACCTCGACCTAGACCCGACCGTGCTGGCCACGATCGGCACGGAGATTGCTGCCAAGCGTGAGGAAGCTAAGGCGGCACGGGTGAGTTCCGGGATTGAGACGACGTGGCTGGAGTGTGAGGAGGCTTACGACGGAATTGACGATGCCAACCGTGGCGAAGTCAGGTCTGGGCGCTGGTCGAAGGGGCTGTCGCCTGACTCGCCTGTCACGACGGGTCGGACGCGCCAGAACGCTGGCCACAAATCGACCGTCTACCTGCGCCTGACCACGCGGTATGTGGACGCTGGCGTGGCTAAGTTGTGCGAAATCTTGCTACCGGCCGACGACAAGGCTTTTTCGTTCTCGGAAATGCCGGTTCCGGAACTGATCGACGCGAAGGAGGATGAGAGCCAGGTTCTGCATAGCGACATGGGCAATGCGCCCCTGACGCGACCGCTGGCGCCGGGGGAGATGCCGCCCGCGCCGCCTCCCGTGGCCGCTGCGCCCCCGCCTGGCGCCCCTGTAGCCGCTCCAGTGGCGTCGGCCGCGCCTGGGGGGTCGCCTGTAGCGGCACCGGCTCCAGCCGCCGCTGGTGCGCCTCCAGCGCCTCCTCGCGTTCCCCTGACGGTTAAGGATCTGGCGATCGAGAAGATCGAGGTGGCCAGGAAGAAGGCGAAGGCTGCGGAAACGCGTATATACGATTGGATGGTGGAGACGCAGTTCCGCGCCGAAATACGCAAGGTGATTGCTGACGCGTCCAGGCTTGGTGTCGGTGTGCTGAAGGGTCCGATTCCCACCTCAAAGCGCGTCATGGTCCTGAAGGATAGTCCAGACGGCGGCGTTGATCTGGAGATCAAGGAGAAGATCGTCCCGGCGTCGGTTTGGGTCGATCCGTGGAACATCTATCCGGACGCAGCGTGTGGCGAGAATATCCACGAAGGCGATTACGTGTTTGAGCGTGACAGCATGTCCGCGAAGAAGGTCCGCGAGCTAAAGAAGCTGCCGGGGTATATCGGATCGCAGATTGATCAGGTGCTGAAGGAAGGCCCCAACAAGATCAATACGAAGACCGAGGGGCGCCCGAACGATGAAAAGGCAGCGGAGAGGAATAGGTTCGACGTTTGGTACTTCTACGGCACGTTGACCAAGGACGAGATGCTGGCAATCAGTCAGGCGTCTGGTGGTCACCCTCAGATGCCAGGCGAGCCACCGGAAGAGATGTACGCGATCGTCACGCTGATAAACGACAGCGTGGTGCGTGCTGCGATCAATCCGCTAGACAGCGGTAATTTCCCGTATCATTCCATGCCGTGGCAGCGCCGTCCACAATCCTGGGCTGGCGTTGGTGTGGCGGAGCAAATGAGGGCGCCGCAGAAGATTACCAATGCCGCGCTGCGGGCGCTACTGAACAATGCTGGCAAGAGTGCTGGTATTCAGTTGGTTATCAATCAGGCGGCAATCCGACCGGCTGACGAGCGCTGGGAGGTTACACCGGACAAAATCTGGTTCGTAACCAATGACGGGCCGGCTGATGTGCGCCAGGCGATGATGGCGATCGAAATTCCGAATGCGACGCAGCAGCTTACCGAGATTGTGACAATGGGCGAGCGGTTCGCGGAGGAGACCACCAGCATTCCGCTCATCACGCAGGGACAGAGTGGAGCGACTACACCTGATACGTTCGGCGCCGCCCAGTTGCAGAACAACAATGCCAACCAGCTACTGCGAAGCATCGGTTACTCGTTTGACGACTACATTACCGAGCCAGTGGTGCGGCAGTATTATGAATGGTTGCTGCTCGATCCTGATGTGCCGAACGAGGAAAAGGGCGAGTTCCAGATTGACGCGCATGGGAGTATCGCTCTGGTAGAGCGGGCGATACAGGATCAGACCATCGGGCAGATGGGGCAGATGGTGGGGAACCCGATCTTTGGCATTGATCCGAAGAAGTGGGCTACGGAGTTTCTGAAGTCTAAGAAGCTCGATCCGGATGCGTTCAAGTACACTGAGGAAGAACAGGCGAAGATGGATGCGGCACCGCCGGCGCAAGCCCCTGCGGTTCAGGCGGCTCAGATCGCTGCTGATGCCCAGATCAAGCTGGCTGTGATGAAGCAGCCGATTGATCAGCAGAACGCGCAGGCTGAGCAGCAGATCGCTGCCGCAGCGCATACGCTGGAGGTTGGGAGGGTTCAGGTTGACCAGCAGCAGACGCATCTGGATGCCACGCTGAAGGCGCATCAGATGGACATGGAGCATCAGCGCGCGATGATGGATTACGCGACCAAGCGCGGGATCAGCCTCGATGCGGCTAAGGTGCAGCTTGCCAAGACCACGATGGAGTTGAATACGGAGCGTGAGTTGAACGCGACAGACAATGCGATCGAGATGCACAAGCATCGCAATCCGCAGCCACAAATGCCGAAGCCAGCGGCACAGGTGCCGGGGCGGGCAGGGAACGGGCGTGCCTTTTCACAGGCTGGACCGCCGCAGTGACTGAGGCTTGTGGGGACTGCAAGTGGTGGGATGGGAACGGGCTGGTCGATAAGCCGGGGCTTTGCAGAATATCCCCGCCTGTCCCCATGATTACTGGGGGGATGCCGAATAAGGCGTTATGGCCTGAGACATATGCACAGGACTGGTGCGGACAGTTTGTGGACAAGGCAGGAACACCTTCATGAAATGCATCTTGACTGCTGCGACGCTGGCAGCGCTCGCATTCCCTGCGTTCGCTGACACCGTTGTAGTGCCTGGTTCGGTCAACATCATCACGCTCGATGTTAAGGCGATAGCGGTTGGCAGCACGGCTGTGGTGGCGTTGGCGGCCGGCAATGCGCGTCGTGGTGGGTTTGTCGTGACATCCAACGCCGCTGGCCTGTGCGTTAACCTGGTGGGCACTGCGGGGGTGGCGTCGTCGGGCGATACGGTGTGCGTGGCGCAGAACGTGATCTTCAATATTCCGCCGACGTATGGCCCGGTGTCGGTCAACTCGACAGCGACAGCTGCGATTGCGGGTTATGGGTATAACTGATGAGCGACGCTGACATTCCGCTTCTCACGGCTGCCTATAACGCTCTGGTTGAGAACTGTGTTTATGAGCCGGATTATGAGACGCAAAGGGAAGCGTGGCATGTCATTAGAGGGCTTGCAGAAAGACTAAAAATACAACCTACAGTCGATGTTCGTTTGGTTTTGGCATTAGATGAATGAGAGATGCTGACATGCCGAGTCTTAATCTTGGATGGGAATTGTGCTTAGCCCTTAACAATGGCGCCAACTGCTTCATCCCTGTGACGCGTAATATCACTATCACTAACGTCCAGATGTCCTGTTCATTTGCTCCAAGTGTCACATCGCCTGGTATTAATCAGGTGCTGTTTATGGTCCAAGTGTGCCCGAGTCGTCCTTTTACACAAGGTTCTGGGCAGGACTATATGAGCGGTGGCACTTTTACAGCGAGTGATTG